GAGACCTGCCACAAAAAATGGGAAAAACAAATCAATTTTGATGAGCTTGCCTTCTTTCTACAAAACGAAACCGTATAAGTTTCAAGAAGAAATTGTAGATAAATCCAAAGATGAAAAATTCTATGGATTGTTTTTGGAGCAAGGCACTGGTAAATCCAAGGTAGCAATTGATACTTTCAATTATTTATTATCAGAAAATAAAATTGAAGGGGTCGTGATCGTATGTCCTAAATCGCTTATATACAATTGGCTGAATAATGAAATACCTAAACATTCAAAAGTAGATATTGAAGATCTAAATATCTTAGTAACTAATTACGAAAATTTAAAACACGTTGAAAACTTTTTGAAAGGATTTGAATCAATATTAATCCTTGATGAATCCAGCAAAATCAAAAACCCAAGAGCCCAAAAAACTAAAAAGCTATTGAAACTAGCCAAGCTAGCGAAATACCGAAGAATATTAACTGGTACACCAGTAACACAAGGAGTTCAAGATTTATTTTCACAATTGAACTTTCTTCAAAAAGATATAATGGGTAGTTACTATCATTTTAAGACAATGTACCTCAGAACACAAAGAATTGATTTAGGTCATAGGGCCTTTGAAAAGATTGTAGGGTACAAGAACATTGATTCTTTGCATAGGATACTGGATCATTTTTGCTCAAGAGTTTTAAAAAAGGACGTTTTAGAATTACCTGAAAAGATATACGACCAAGTACGTGTATCCATGACTAAAACTCAAAGAGACTACTACGATGCTTTAAAAGAAAATTTAATTATTGAAACAGAAGAAGGATCATTAACTACCCCAGAAATTGTTACTAAAATGCTAAGATTACAACAAATCTGTGGTGGGTTTTTTCCAGTAAATGATGGAGAAACTATTATAGAAATAGATCCAAATCCAAAAATAAATGCTGTTTTAGATTTAATCAATGAAGGTGAAAAAGTTATTATCTGGTGTAGGTTCCTCGCAGAAATCGCAAAGCTTCAAGAGACCTTATCTAAAACTCACGAGGTGGTAACTTATCAAGGAAGCAAAAGCGCTGAAGAAAGATCCCAGGCAGTAGATCAATTTCAAAATGGTTCTGCAAACGTTTTTATTGGGAACCAGCAAACAGGGGGGATGGGTATTACTTTAACTAGTTGTCATAAAGTAATTTATTATTCCAATGATTTTTCACTGGAGAATAGGTTACAATCAGAAGATCGTGTTCATAGGATTGGTCAAGAACATCCTGTAACTTACATAGATATACTATGCGATAGGTCCATTGACGCTCATGTATTACGATCTTTGCAAAGTAAAAAATCAGTCTCAGAAATAGCAACCGACTTTGTAGGAAAAAATGCAATTCAATAGGGCGTTCAGACCATGTGATCGTATATCAGATTGTGGTCAATACAAAATAGTTAGAAAACATTTTGGTAACAATGGATCTTATGGCTACCCACGTTACAGATACCAGGTGTGCACGCTTGTGTGTACGGATGTAGGAGAATCGTGGGAAGAACATACAGATTTTCCAACCATTTCAGAAGCTAAAAGATGGTGTAGTAATGACTCGAGATCAAATCAATAAAGCCGTTGAAAACTTTTTAAAAGAAGGCGGACGTATAAAAAAATACGAGCCTCAATGCGCCGCTGGCGTTCTTTTGAAGGATGAAATGGATTTAAAAGAGGAATTACCGAAAGAGGAATACTCGTCCTTAAAAATGGATCCTAGCGTTTAGCTTTTATCTTCTTTTTTACAGCAGCACTTAAATCTTTAAAATGGTAAACTCTACGGGATTTAGCTGTATGGCTAGCTCCTGTATGTATCTGACCGTTTGGCATTCTATGAACTTTACCTTTATAAAGAGACCCATCCTTATTATAATGTTTTGCTG